TTCTTACATGATTATAATAATTTTAAAATATTTTATACAGGAATAAATTTAAATCTCGATATCAATGATGAAACTGATATAATTATAAGAACAAAATACAAAATTAAAACAGTTGAAGAGATATATAAAGCAGATTATGAATTATTTAAAATAAAACCATTAGACTTTATACAAGGAAAGTTAAAAGATCTTTATTTTGAAAAACGATTATTTGTTAAACCACAAGATGATTACTTTAATAGTTTTTTAATAATCATTAAAAATAGTCAATATAATGAAACTACTATTGAACATTTTAAAATATTAATAACTTATCTAAATGATTCGAAAATTAAAATAATACCGTATACTTCTATACAATATAATGAAAGACCTGCAGAAGAAATAAAATATGATATAACACATTTTACGCAATTTTTACAAAAATTGAGTGTTAATCCAATTTCTAATATTTCTAGAAGTTCTAGTATTTCTAGCATTTCTAATATATCAACTTCATCAAAATATATTACTAGAAATATTGAATATTATAATGCAGAATTTATTAAATATAGAGATGATCCAATAAACTATATTTTAAGTTTAAAAGATATCTATTTAGAAACTGAATATATTAAATTTAATCAAAATAAAGAATTTTATCTACAATCTATTATACAAAAATATGATAAGTATTATAAATTTGTAATGCTTGATATAAATGAATTTATCAATGATATTTCATTATTCAATTTTGATATAAAATTATATATAGACTCTAATACAATAATTGAATCATTATTAAAATATATGCTTGACTTAACTTCAAAAAGTAGTTATAATCTAGATTATCTTTTTAAAAATTTTAAAGATTATTTAAACAGTGATATAAATATATTTATGAAAAATGATATAAATGAATATATAGATCATTTATATATATTGAAGAAACATGAATTTAATAATTTATTTATTTTTATAGATACAGATAAAATTATATTAGATTTGTATGAAAATTTATATAATAAATATGGTTCTCATTTTTTACAATTAAACAAAGAAAATGAAGATAAAATTATTTTAAGTAAAATTTCTAAAAACAATTTAAAAATAGTAAAAATAAAATCAAATCTCAATTATTATAATACAATTAAAGATCATATTTCAGAATTAACACATAAATTGGAAACTTCAGATAATAAAAATCAATCTGAAATAGATTTAAGAAAAACAATCAAGGATTATCTTATAGAACTTATAACAGAACAAATTAAAGAATCTAGAGTACAAGTTTCAAATTTAGAAAGAGAAATACAAACTGTAAAAAATGAAAAAGATATTATATTATTACAACGTAAATTGGATGATTATATCCGGTATAGAACAGAAAATGATAATAAACAAATAAATAAAATTAATGATGAAACTAATTTTATAAAAGATCTACTTGGGTTAAATTATTATATTTTTTCAGAATATCATAATAAATATTTACAATATCAATTACAATTAAAAAAAATTATTTATAAACCATCTGTTGATATTGAAAATCAAATTAAAGCACTAAAGTTAAAAATAGAAGAAGAAAATGCTATTATAAATTCTGAAAAATCTAATATAGATAATTTTGATGAAAGTATAATTTCAAAATTGGAAGATCAAATAAAAACCGAACAATCTATAATAGATGCAAAATATAAAGATCTAGATAATATAAAAAATGAGACTATACAGGAATTTAAAAATTTAACTGAATTAAACATAAACAAAATAAAAACATTAATTGATAATGAATATAATGAATATATCAAACAAGAATTACAAAATGAATTGGATAAAATAAATGAAGTTATAGAATTAAAAGAAAAAATAAATAATGAAACAAATTTAAATCAAAAAAAGAGATTACAAAAAGAATTTGATAAACTTCAAAAAGATTTTACACAAGATTATAAAAATTCAAAAAATACTATTAAAAAGAATATTGAAAAAGATTTCATAAAATTAAAAACTAAAATAGAAGCTGATATAAAACGTTTTAAAAAGATTATATTTATCAAAGAAAAAATAAGAAATCCTGAAAGTTTAACTATTGAAGCCGATTATAAAAATCAACTAGAACAAATTAAAAATAATGAAACAAGAATACATTATATGAATATATTATCTTTAAAAGATAAAATAACAGAATTAGAAAATTCTAATAAAGATAATGATTATGCTAAAAAAAATATCAAACAATTAGAAAAAGATTTTAAAGATGAAATTAAAATTCTTAAAAATTATCATAATGATGTAAAAAATAAATTGATTACTTTATCTAATGGTTCATATGAAATTTATATAATTTATAAACAGATATATTCTATTTATGAAAAACAAATTATAGAACAAAATAATATAAATAAAATTGAAATAGATATTCTTCAGAAACAAAAAACTAAATTGACTAATATTTTAACTACCAAACAAGTAGATCTTAAAAAGTTACAAATTAAAATAGAGGATAGACTTAGAAAACAAGAAAATGTAGAACAGGACATCAAAGATCTTGAAAATATAAAGTTAGATATATACGATTTACAATTAAAGATTCAAGAATGTGATAGTGATGATTTTAAACAAAAGATTAAAAATTTGAAAGATAATATAATTTCTAACGCTAAATTAACAAAAACTGATAAATCAAAAAATATTGATTTGATAAGGAATGAAATTAGAAATAAATTTCAACAAAATAAAAAGTTATTGACTGATATATTAATATATAAGACACAAATAATAATATTAAAAGAAATATTTAAATTTAAATATTTTATGTATATTTTAGTTATTATATTTTCATTAAGAAAAACTAATGACAAGATAAATTTATATAATTATAAAAGTTTTACAATATCAGATTTTATTTTTTTTACCAATTTAACTAACGCAAAAAGTCAAGAAAATTTATTAAAAAGTTATGATGTTTTTTATCATATAGATTTAGATTCATTTTTTACAGATAATTTCATAGATAAATTATTTCCTAAATATATTACAAATAAGATATATACTATAACCATTTTTCAACTTAAAATTTTATTAAAATATGTAGATGTTACAGACCAAGATATTATTGATATCAAATTAACTTTACCTTCTGTTTATTTAACTGTTGAACAGAGAAAATTTTTACAATTGGTTAAATTTAAATTAATCGAATATGATTTAGCACAATTATTATTGGATTATTTGATAAAATTTAATCAATATTTTTATAATACTAATAATAAACCAAATTTATCAAATAAAAATCCCATAAAACAAAATATATTATTATGTAAATCATTTTATTCAAAATTAGTAAATAAATCTTATATAAAAGAAGATATAAGTATTAATAAAAAACCATTACTTATAATAACTAAATCTGAAAGTCCAAGAATAGAAAATATAAGATTTTTTAAAATATTACCTATTATATTCAGAAATATACATGATAAAATAACTAGTGATAAGATATCAATTTCTCCAGTTGATAAATCTTCAATAGAAATAATAAGAACTATTAATGATTTTATAATCGATTTAGAAAATCAAATAGCAATTGAACATAAATATAATATAGAAATTGAACTTGAAATTGAAGATGTAGATATAATTTTAAACGAATTCAATAAAGAATTACAGTATTATTTACAAACTATAGAGCTAGAACTCACTGTAAAATGTAAAGATATTATATCAAAAATTGTTAATATAAATGAAGATGATACATTTCTTACTTTGATTGAAAAAATTAGTTATATAGACTTTACATTGACAACTGTAGCAAAAGAATTACGTCCAGAATATTTTGAAAATCTTAATCCCGATTTACAAGGTGTAATTATGAAAAAAAAACCACTTCATAATTTACAAGGTGTAATTATTAAAGAAAAACCACTTTATAACTTAAAAAAAATAAGAGATAATTTAGATGAAGAATTGGCTCAAATTAAATATAATATTCAAAAAGAATATTCAATTGAAGAAAAACCTATTCTTGCAGATCTTAAAAACTTATTAAAATTATTATATCCATTAAATACTATTGAAATTCCATTTAATCAATTTAAAATATTTATGACTTTTGAACAACAAAGTGAGTTTTTAGCTAATATAACGTCTAAATCTTTAAGTATTAACAATAAACTTGCCTATAAAATTTTAGGAAATGTTAGAGAAAATAAATTCTTAGATTTTAAAATTATTTTATCAAAACTTTATATATATCGATATAATATTTTAAATAAATCTCATGAAACTGTTATACAAATGATAAACAAGTTATCAATTTTTGAAATCTTTGAACAAGTTATAGATATATCACAGATTGAACAAAGTGAAGAAATATTTATTGAAGAAATATTTAAATCTATGACCGATGAAATTAGTTTAATAATTACAAATTACTTATATAATTTTATTAATAAATCCAATTTAGATAATGATAGAATAAATAAATTACTATCTTATAATAATATAGAAAATTTTAAGAGAGATTATCATCAACATGTTGAACGTTTTAAAATAGCATATAACTTATATATTAGTTATTTTACAAAAATATTGGACACTTCTCAAAACTTAAATCTTAATATAAAAGTAACAAAAGATTTCATAGATTTTATACGAGAACAATATGACAAATTTATAATTTTAACCGATGATAATAAGGATTTAATCGAAGATATACAAGATTTTTATAATAAAACTATAACAAATTTTAACACAGATATATCAAAAATTATTACAACTTATAAATTGACAAATAATGAAATAACATTGCTAAAACAATACAATGTAACCGATTTAGAAATTAAAAATCTTAAAGAATATAGTACATCAGAAGACGAACTAAAAATAATAAAACAGAAAATTAACGATTTAGATATAAAACAAAATTTATTCGTAAAATTTACCAATGAAAAATTACTAAATTTAGAAAAAGATTATAAAAAATTTATTTCACAATTTAATATTGAATTTACCAATTTTAAAAAATTTATTTCTAAAAATAGTTTTAAAACTGATATCTATAATCTTATAAAAAAATACACAGAATTGGTATTTGGTAAAATTCCTAAAACAAATTATTATTCTATTTGTGTTAAAGGTGAATACCTTGGACTCACAGATTTCATTTCAATAATTAAACGACATGTTCCACATTTTAAAGATTGTAATACATTTAAACCGGGTAAATTAATATATATGGATAAATTGATAGATTATCCAAAAAATGTTAAAAAGATAGAAAAGGTTATTAATCCTGTAAAAAAATTTGAATTTATACAAAAGATTAAAGTAGATGAGAAACTTGCTAAACTTCGTAAGAATCCAATGCCTATTGATCCATTCTATATCAGAAGACGAATATCTTCTTTATTTGATACATATTATATATATTCTGCAAATTCAGATACAAATATTATGAATTCTATAATCTCAGAAAAAAATATTGTAAATAATTTATTAAATTATGTAAAACAATATGAAAATAAAATAAAATCTGGTGTAGATTTAAGTAAACCTGTAGATATTAGTATTAATGAATTTATTAAAACTTCAAGTGATTTTACTTCTTTCATTGAGAAAATTGTTTTTGAAACTTTAGGAGGTCCATATATAGAATATGATTATAGATATCAAGATAAAATAAGTTTAAATATAAATTACTTTTTATACTTTTCTAAACTGTTATGTTTATTAAAGAAAAATGAATTATTCAAATGGTTTTGGAACAATAAATATAATACTAAATATCTATTTGATTTATTTGATAATTGTGATAAAAAAGATATACCATTACATTTAATTCCAGAACTTTCTGTTAATAATGATAATAGAATTTCTGATATACTTGACAGTTGGGTAGAACATGAACTTATAATAATTCTTGGAGAATTTTTTGTAAATATTTCACAATTTCAATTGAATTTTTCAAAAAGTAAACACGTTTTAAAGGAATCACAAAATAATAAATTTATAATAACTGATGGATTACAAATTATAGATATAGATGTACTCAAATTAGAGCATAATAATTACCGATTTGAAATAAGAATTGATAAATTATTGGCATTTGATACAAGATTTTATAAACTTGGACATAGTCTTTATGTTAATAATATTCATATTAAAACTGTAAAACATGATTTTTTTAAGACATCTTTCTTTTTTAATGATAATGATTCTAATGAATATATTTTTCTTGTTTATACAGATAACGTTTATGAATATAATTTATTAACAAATATTGAAAAAACTATTAACATAAAGAACGTTGTAGATTATATCGTCATAAATAAAACTAGAATATATTTATTATCTAATGGTAAATTATTTATTAATTTTGAACAACAAAATGAAGATGATAATTTACAATTGATTAAAAATAAAATAAATTATTCAAATGAAGAAATACAATCTGACGTTTTATATATATGTACATGTAATTCAAATTTATATTTTATAAAATACAATCAAGACTTATTTATTTACAATTTAGAAACTAAAGAATTTGAACTTATAAAAAATAATGTAAATGAAATTTATTCAGATGGAATTAACATATTTTTTCAAAGTGATAACTGGTATATATTAATCGATAAAACATTTAAAGTTATAGAAAGAAAATTACCTATAACATATAATAACTCGATTTTATCATATAACTTAGATAATAAAAGTTTAGATTTTAATGGTAAATCTCTATTAGAAAATGTTACATACGTATATAATAACAAAGCTTTTATAATAGGAAATAATGATAATAATGATAAAAATATTATATATGTTTCACGAGATATAATGGCAGGATATGTAACAAATAATAATTTAATATTAATATACTAAAATTTAAATAAAGTTAGATAGATTTTTAACAAAAAAATGAATGAAGATTTTATTTTTCATATGAAACTTTCTAATCATGCTTCTTTTCAATCATTTCAAAGATTGGAAGGAACTTATAAATTTTTTATAAGATGTAATCATTGTGATAAAAATCCTCCAAACTATTCAGGATTTTGTAAAAATGATTCTATGTGTGAAGAATATTTAGGAGAATATGAAAATGAAATGTCTGCATCTTTTTATATTCGAGAAAAAAAAAATATTTTAGATAAATTAAAAAATACAAATAATATTAGAATAACTGAAACTGATATTTATTGTAAAAAATGTAATAAAACTTATGAACTCTAAACATTTAAATATTTTGGTTTGTTAATTATTATAATATCTGAATAAAAGATATTATGGAAGCTCCTACAAGCAATCCGATCAACTCAATCAATATGCATAAATGCAAAGGTTGTAACTTTATTGGTGTTCATAATCATGGATTCCAAGAATGGAACTGTGAATTCTGTAATAACTGTAAATTAAAACATGTAATACAAAAAGCAAAATGTCCATATCGTAAATGTATAAAATGTGATGCACTATATTCACAGTTTTGTTTTCATCCATATGAAGAATCATGTGAAGATTATTATTGTGAATGTTGTGCAAAATGTGCACGACAAAAATTTGTAGCTGATGGTATTTAGATAAAAAAAATTAAAAAATTTATTCGATTATTATATCTAGTCGAAAATGAATAAATGTAGATCAAAAAGTTGTAAACAAATAGCACTTCACTATCATGGATATAAAAATATATTTATGTGTGAAGTTTGTATCCATTGTTTAAACAAAAAAACAAGAAAACAATGTCCCGAAAGAAATTGTGTAAACTGTGATAAAATATATTTTCTAGTTTATCATTTTCATCTTTCTGATATAAAATGTGAAGATAGATATTGTTATTATTGTTTTGATTGTAGACCTAAAAGACCTAAAGTTATTTTAAATGATTTATAAAAATTTGAAAAATCATTTATGTAAAATGTAAAATTGATTATTACTATTTTAAACAAGCAGATTTACATAAACATGAATGATTATGTAAAATGTAAAAACGATTACTGTTTTAAACAATCTTTACATAATCATGATCATTCATGTTTAGGCTATACCTTCATATGTGAATTTTGTTTAGATTGTTTAAATTATATAAAAAGATCATTATGTCCGGAAAGACAATGTTTAAAATATAATAAAAAAATATCTTTTAATTGGACATATGCATTTAGAAACAGTTAGTTGTGAATCATTTTTCTGTTATTATTGTTATGAATGTAAACCTGACATAACTAAAAATATTTTCTAAAAGTATATTTTAGAAAAATGACAACTTATATCTATATAGACTCAGATCAACGTAAGCTTACTAATCAAAGTCCTTCTAATTTTCAAATTTTTGAAGATCAAACTACAAATTGGTCTGAACAACCTAGAACAATAGTTAATAATCCACAAGCAATAGATAAAATGCAATCTGATTTTTTAAGTATTGTAAATATTTCTGACATTTGGATACAATTTTCTCTACCTACAGATATAGTACATCTTGTTAAACTAAATTTTTATAATATACGATACAATGATAAATTATTTAATACATTAGGAAACGAAGAAATCAAATTTGTTTTATCTTATGTTAAAGACTTAAACAACTGGGTTAGATATAAATGTAAAACACCTCAATTTATGAGAATAAGACGTAAAGGTGGATTTATTGTTACTTTAACAGATCCATCAGATAACATTTTAAATTGTTTAACAGTACATATGACTGTAAGTATTACTCCTCCTCATCCAGATGATTTCTTTGTTAAACAATCACGTGAACTATAAATTTTGATTTATAAAATGATAGATATTGATTGTGAAAAGGATCCTTTAACAATAACTTCAAGCTCTGATCATATTTACAAAACATTAATAAAATGTTTTCCAAATTGTCCGTTCAATCTAGAAATAAAAAATTGTTTTGATTGTAATAATATTGATACATCAAAATATAATTTAAGAAATATAGCTAATAAACTATCATATTCATTGCTTACAATTATACTACCATCATATTTATGTTATTATATGTTTTAAAACTTATTTTTCTCCTTTTACAGATGAACTACATAATATATATAAGAACAATTTAGTATATAAAATAATAGATAAATTATTTGGATTAGATTATACTATTCAAAATAGATACAGTGAAATTTTAAATATTAAAGGATATAAAAATAACAATTCATTAATTAATGGTAATATTTGTTTAAATTTTAATTATGATAATAACTATACATGTCTTAAACAATATACATCATATACTACAATTTTAACAGAGGAACCTGTTCATAAAAGAAAAGAGTTATATGATTTTCTTCTTTTTGAAAAAGAAGGATTTAAATTCGTTATATTTTCAAATAAAATATTATCTGGTAATAATATTTTAGTTCCAACAGAGTTGTAATCAAAGCAGATGGTTCCAACGAAGTTGTCATCAGCTTTGCTGGTTCCAACGAAGTTGTCATCAGCTTTGCTGGTTCCAACAGAGTTGTCATCAGCTTTGCTGGTTCCAACGAAGTTGTCATCAGCGAAGCCGGTTCCAGTATAATTTTTTAAATTATCTAAATTTAGTTGTATATTTCATTTTAGTAACTTGATATTTTTTATCTGGATAATTAACTAATTTTATCAAATATAAATTTGAAGTTCTATCAATAGGATATATTGGTGAAGATCTTTCATTTTCTGGTATCTTAATTATTTGAGAATTTAAATAATTATAATACATATCTGGAGTACTTTGAATCATAGTAAATATATCTGTTAAAGTGTTTGTAGTTGGAGTAGGCATTACAATTGGTAAATGTGATGGAATTGTAGGATGTAAAGGATGAGTTGCCATTGGTTTATGTAATGTATTTTGATGATTTACTACATGTGTTACAGGTTTAACTGGTGTTACAGGTTTAACTGGTGTTACAGGTTTAACTGGTATTGCATATTCTGAAAATTTTTCAGAAATTTGATTATATAAATCTTGTGATTTTATATAAAAGTCTAAATGTATATCATTCATCCAACCGAAATAAGATGTTGATCTACCGTTTATAATATCTTGTTCAACAGGTACTCCATTTTGAATAAAAACAATAATAATAGCATCATCTGTATCATTATCAAAACGTATAGTGCTATACAATGTATTTGATGTTATATGAGTTAACTCTGGTCTTTTAGAATTTATTTTATAATAACTTATGATAGGTTCCAACGAAGTTGTCAGCGGCAAAGCCGGTTCCATTGTGTTATATTCATTCATTTTATCTTAACGGTTATTTATTTTAAAAAAAAATTAATTAATAAAATGACTCAGAATGCACAATCTCCAATCGATTTAACATTTAATTATGAATTACCAAATATTAAAATAAAGTACGAAATAATTGATGATACTTCAGTTTTTACTGATTATAAAAATAAAAACATAATTCTTTATGGAATTAATAATTTCATTGAACATCCATCAATAGGAAGTCTTCTTTTAAAATCTATTCATTGTCATTTCCCATCAGAACATACTATAAATGGTAGAGCATCAGTCGGTGAAATGCATTTTTTACATGAATCTGTTGATACTTCTATAAACAAACGTATAGTATTATCTGTATTATTTGGAATAAAAGATAAACCAAATGAACGTTATAAAGATTTTATAAGATGTATAAAATATCAATATCAACTGAGAGATATTAATTTTGCAACATTATTACCTACAGATCGTAGTTCATATTGGACATATGAAGGTTCATTAACATCTAATCCATATACTGAAAATGTTAAATGGATAATTTATGATAATCCTGTATATTTATCTTTATCTCAAGCTGATTTTTTTAAATTAAACTTTTCTCATGATGCAAGAATAATACAACCATTAAACAATAGAACAATAGTTCATAAAACAAAATCTGAAGTAACATATTATAAAAAATAATTTAAATAAATGAGATCTAAAAGAAATAGTAAACGAAAACAATCTAGAAAATATAGTCGTAGGTCGACTAGAAAATCTAGAAATTATGAATATATACCAATAGCATATAAATCTTTAGGAATTAGAGCTCCGTTTGGTGCGTGGACTATTATTAAAAAATCTGAATTCAATAGACTTAAGAAACAAGGAAAATTATATTTATAATATTTATTATTAAATGATAATGTAAAAAGAAATTATTATAATATACATATGTATATTTATAATTTCTGGTCATCAGCTTTGCTGGTTCCAACAGAGTTGTCATCAGCTTTGCTGGTTCCAACAGAGTTGTCAGCGGCAAAGCCGGTTCCGTGACGTTTTATATTATTAAAAAGTCCTGGAGAATTCAAAACTAAATCATAATAAAATTTCTTTTTTATAAATATCAAACAATGTACAATATCCAGTACCTAATTTTCCAATTTGTCCTAGAAAAATACTCGATTCAAGACTTCTACAATTATCTACTTCACTATAAACTGAATATTCATTAAGTCTTTTAACTATTTTTTCAAATAGAGCACTACATAATATTCCATTTGATTCTTTAGTTATGTTTTTACTTAATATTGCTTTAAATGCTCCATCTCTAGTAATTACATCTGATATTAAACTGATATAACGTAAATCTACATTACTTGTTCCATCGAATGATAAAACGTTTTGAATACATTTAAATAGATTTATTCTTCCAGATTCAATACCAAATATTTCTGCATTTTCAATTGGATCCATTGATCTTGTATGTTCAATATCAATAAAATCTAGTTGAATTATATCTTTTAAATATACACCTTTAATTATAGCTTCAAGACATACATTATTATTTAACTCTAATTCAAATGATATAAATTTTAACCCATTTCTAATAATAGTTTCTTTTATTATCTTGTTAAAATGAGGAAAAACTAATAATGAATTAATTTCTGATATATTTTCAATATGATTATCTGATGTAAAAAGAGATCCAACGGAGTTGTTAACGGAAGGGTCGGATCCAGCTTCGCTGATGACAACTTCGTTGGAACCGGCTTTGCCGCTGACAACTTCGTTGGAACCGGCTTTGCCGCTGACAACTTCGTTGGAACCGCCTCGTAGAATCGTTATTTCTTCGGAGATTTTAACATTAGAAGTATTATAAATTTTGTTTTGATCATCTATAGAGTCTACAATTTGATCAGATTTTTTATTTTTCATTTTAGGTATCATTATAACTATTTTGTTTTCTGATATAATTATTACATTGAATTTTTTTGATAATATTTTTATTATAGTATTTATAGATAAAGTATATTGAGTTATTTTAAATAAATTTAAAGTATACAAAATGTAATAATAACTACTAGTATTAAAAAGTTTGTTATTATAAATAGTTTGTAAAATTAATTGGTTTAAACTATCTGAATAATTAACAAAAATAGAATCCGATATACAACTTGAATAGAATTCTACATTATCAATTATATCATTAAATATTATCATTTTAGTTTCTAAAATTAGTCTTTCTCCTAAATCTTCAATAATGGTTTTTAAAATTATACATCCTTCAGTTTTAGATACCAAACTATCATATTCTGTATCTAGTTTAATTTGTTTATACCATTCACAATAATTATCTATAATATCATTTTTAAACCTTATAAAAACTATATTATCTTGAATTTTTAGAGGTAAGTTTCTACATAATAATTGATTTAATCTTTTACTTCCACCAGTAATATCTTTATTTTTAATACCTGTATGATGAAAACTTTTTAAAAGTAATTGTGAAGCTACTTCACAAAAATTTATACCACATATTAATCCTATTGCAGTTCCAGGCTGTATAAATCTTTGAAAAAATAAAGCTTCAATACTACATGTTATAAAATTATTTGGAGTTGTCGACAGCTTAGCTGGATCCAACGAAGTTGTCAGCGGCAAAGCCGGTTCCACATTAAAATTAATTCTTTCATCAATTATACTTTTCTTTAAATTCCTAATTATATCTGTTGTTCTTTTACAATATATAGATACATTGTTTAATATTTCTTGTATATTATTTTTAGAAATATTTAAATTATAATTTTCAATATCCATTGATGATATTAATACTCGTTTACCATTTTCTATTGGAATTCTTTGAGGATTACATCCATCAGATCCAAAAAGAAATTGTACAATTTTATTATTTGTATTATTTCGAACAGAACCATCCCATGCTATAACAAAATCCTCCATAAATTTATCTATCTTTTTGTTGATATATCCAGTATCAGCAACTTTTATTACAGAATCAGTTACTCCTTTTCTTCCAGCTTTACAATGGAAAAACATTTCACTTTTGCTTAAACCTTTAGAAAAACTATTCCTTACAAATCCTCTCGATTCATAACTATTATCATTTTTATCAAAATAAGTCAATGTTCTATCACTTCTCATTTCTTTAGGTACTTTATCACCATCAATTGATTGTTGTCCAACACATAAAGACACTTGTACAATATTAGTTAATGATCCTTTAGCTCCACTTTTTATTATATTTAAAAATGAATTAGAATCTGGAATATTATTTAAGCATACAGTTTCCAAAGTAAGTAAAACTCTATCAATATCTATAAAATAATCTTCGTTTAAATCTACATCTATATAACAATCTTGTAATCCTAAAGAAAATCCTTTTATTGCTAAAACATAATTTGTAATGGAATGAATTCTATCAATTAAATCTGCAGTTTCCTGTTTTCCGATAAAAAAATAATATTTGTGTATAATACCCTTGACAGATTTTTTAGTTAATATTCCTGATATAATACATCCATTAACAATATTAATTTTATTATCATTATAAGAAAATAAACTTGAAAATAATAAAGATAATGTTAGTCTACTATCAACTAAATTATTTGAATTTAATATATATATACTTGAAGTTTTAGTTAATTTATTCCATTCTGTAACCTTTTTTCTAAAGAAATTATAGGACATATTAATTTCAACAAGTATATCATAGATATTATATAATGTTACATTTATACTTGTTGAAAGTAGATATAAACCGAGAAGAGCATCTTGTACAGGACATATTATTGGATCTCCATTTTGACTTGATATGATGAGCTCTTTTGGATCCATCAGTTCTAAACATTCAACTGTAGCTATCTGATCTTGTAAAACATGCATATTCATTTCATCTCCATCAAAATCTGCATTGTAAGCTGTTGTAAAAGCTAAATTAAGTCTAAATGTATTACAATTGACAATCCTTATACGCATTGGCATTATAGATTCTATTCGTAATGTAGGTTGTCTATTAAACAGTATAATATCATCATTACATAATGGTCTTTCTAAAATATCTCCTATTTGTAAAAATTTAGGTTTAATAAATTTAAACCAATATACGTTTCCATTAGTTTTTATAACTCTTAAAGGTTTATAAATTTTAATCCATTCTTCTATATTATCTAAATTTGAAATGAAATATGGTACTGTCATTTCTTCAGCCATACTTTTTGGGACTTCAACGTATCCAAATTTACCATTAGGATATCCTCCTACTACTGCTCTACCAGAATAATTAACACGTTTACCATTAATATTTTGATTTACTCTACCATTTTTTTCTTCTATACGTTTTTGTATCGATTGTGGTGCTCTAGGTAAATTTGGTAAAGGTCTATTTTTTCTATTAGTTTGTATCATTTCTACACGTTCATATACTGTTCTAATGAGTAATGATTTTGAATTTGATGTTTTAATATTTGAAAACTTTGTTATATCTTTAACCAATGCATTATACAAAGTAGATAAATCACTGAAACCATGTTGTGTTATAAACTGTGTTGGAGGTCTCAAACATATAGGAATTACAGGTAAATAACTATTTAGTAATGTTCCAGGATTTATGTTTATTTCTATTTTATTTAGTTGTTCTACGTCTATCTTGTCTAGAATATTTTTTATTATATCTAAGTCAACAGCTGTTTTAGTTTTAACATTAATAAATATTGGTATAGGTAATTGATTATTTTTAATTGATAAAAATTCTTCTACGATAGATAGATTTGTTCCTCCACAATTGGAACAAATCTTATTATTTAACCATTTACTATTAAATATTTTTAAAGGATCTTTAATTTTAAACAATTTTTTTCTGAATTTTGAATCGAAAAGTTTATATTCATCATGAGTTATTAAAATATTTGAACAGTTTGAACATACTAAACTTACAAGAAATATAATATATTTACTATTTTCAGGAAAAAAATATGGAACTAATAAATTTATAGTTCCAAAACCTCCTATACATAATGTAACATTATTCTGACATGTTTCACATAAGATATCACGATCACATGTACCCATTCTTCCATCATATATACTATTGGTTGAATGAACTGCATGATTTTGTCTTGTAATATGACAATCGGATATATCATACCATTCTTTATCTGTAAGTCGTGTAATTTTTATCTGTTTTACAACTGCCATTATTAAATTAATCTTAAATTCAAATTGTAAAATTATTTTTTTTTAAGATAAATGAACTATGTATTAATAGTCTTGATAGTTATTGTATTAGCTTATATGTTTGCATTAAAAGGTCTATACAGCTATTGTAATTGGTATACAAATGCACAATTAGGATTCGTTCCATATATAATATTTATAGCGGTATTAATTACATTGATTTATTTTACTTATTTACAATATCAAACAACAGAAAGTTATAATTATTTTAAACCAATGTGGTATAATTATATAACGACAAAATCTAAAAGAAAATATTAATAATTTATACTTTCAATATATTATAATTTTCATAATATAATTTTCAATATATTATAATTTTCATAATATAATTTTCAATATATATATTGGAAAGTATAAATTATTAATTAATTTATAATATTGAAAACAGAAAACATTATTAAATAAAAAAATGTATTTAAAAATCTTTTTTAACTTTATAAATGAATTATGTATTAATCGTATTGGGTATCATTATTCTTCTTTATATTTATGCTATATATAGATATGCATCAACATGTTATGGAGTTGGAACTAATATATACACAGATTATAAATTTTGGATATTAATTGTTGTTCTCTTAGCTCTAGCTTATTTAGCATATATGCATTATATCTCTACAGAAAGTTTTACACATACCAAAAGACCTCAAGTTATGATAGCAGATGGACATTGTAATAGTAATGTTGATGGTTCTATGGCAGATTATTATACAAAGTTATATCCCTATTATCCCGATGGAGGTTATTTTAAACCTTTAGATTCCGAAGGATATACTACAAAAACACAAGATGTAGACTTCGAAAATAAAAACTATACAACATTATACACATCACGACTTTGAAAAAACATTTGAATAAAAATAACTAAAATAATGTCAAGATTTTAATTTTAGTTAATCATATAAAACAAAAAATGGAATGGACTGATGAAGATATTACTATAGATGAACATGAAGTTAACAACGTTTTACAAATTGAAGATAGTATTTCTAAAATGACTCCTATAGAATTATCACAATTTTTAAAAACACAAGATAAAAAGATTTTACACTATGAATCTAGAGAGAATTATATACTTGTTCAATTAGAAGAATATGAAAATTTAATGTTAAAGTATATTATTTTTTCGTTTGGTGATAATTTTTATTATTCTTTAGATATTAATCATCCTTTGAGACCAGAAAATGTAGAACCAGTTATACATCAATATTTATATAATAAATATCCAGAATATATAATACCTTTTTATAATTCTTTTTATGAATTATGTGATGATTTAGAAGATGAAAAATTAAATGTTTATACAAGAATAATATTTATGAAATTTCCATATTATGGTTCTTTTAAAGATCTATTAACAGATGGTATAAATGGAAGTGAAATTGTAGAAATAATAATACAAGTGTTAGCAATATTATATGAAATAACTTCAGAAATAGATTTTGTACATGGTAATTTAAGTCTTGAATCAATATATATTGATAAATGTTCTGAACAAATTGTTTTTCCAAAAAGTAAAATAAAAGTAAATTCAAAATATAAAGCAATGTTATCTGGATTTGATTACAGTCAAATCTTTAATCATGAAATTAACATATTTAATAAAAAATCAGAATTACACGATTACAATAAAGAACAAACTATAGATGAACTTAAAAACTTTGATCACATAGAGTTAATTTATGAATTATTACAAGATCAAAAAATGGTAATTCCTTTAAAACAATTGTTTAAAAAAATAGTAGATTTATCATTGATCGATAAAATAAATAATTCTTTATTTAGTTCATTTAGATTATAAAACTTTTATTTAAGTTTTTAATAAATATTATAAAGTTTAAAAATATATAAAATATTATTATAAATATTATATTATAAATATTATATTATAAATATTATTATAAATATTATAAATATTATATTATAAATATTATAAAGTTTAAAAATATATAAAATATTATTATAAATATTATATTATAAATATTATATTATAAATATTATATTATAAATATTATTATAAATATTATAAATATTAT